CTATTGGCGTATGACAAGACAGAGTGCCTTGAATTTATGGAAAAACTGTATCATCACATGGGATGGTCTACAGAAAAGCTGCATGAGAATCCGGCGTTTGCCGGAGTGGGAAAGGAGAAAAAGACATGATAGCACGTTTCTTACAGGATATTGTCGTGAATGACGCTGAGAAGAACATGAAAATGACTATTGATAAGGGCGAAGAACTTTTTGCAATCGACAGAGGAACCCATTATGAACTGAGAAAGGCTGACGGATGGGGAACCATGGCTCCGAAAGAGTGTGAGGGAGAATATTATGAGATCATCAAATGATTTTTACAAGGAGGAACCATGCAAAGAGTAACAAAACAATATGTATGCGACCGGTGCGGTACAGAAATAGATGGGGAAAACAGCAGTAGGTTTCATAAGAGGTGGTTGAATATATGTGGCATCCATGCCAAGGACGGATTCTTGGACGGAGCAACAAATGTAGATTTGTGCCCTAAATGTAGGAAAAGTTTTGATAGGTGGATGAGAAATGGAGGGGATTGAACCATGCACGATACCAAGCCACAGCTCTTTATCATGGATGAATGGCTCGGAGAACCCATACCGCTTGCGGAAATTAAGGAAATATCTGAGCCTACACTGGATGAAGAGTATGATATGCCGGATATTGCTCATCTGAAAGAGGGATTTGAAATACCTTTTGAAGTGAAAATGAAGAAATCTGCCATAAACAAGCTGTTTCAACCGTGTTTCGGCAGAGAACCTTACAGAAATCTCGAAAAATGCGCCAAGTGCATACTGAAAAAGGACTGTGTTGTGGCGAAAATCGAGAACAATTTCAACATGAGATTAAGGGCATACCGCCCTTGATAATAAATTACAAGGAGGACACCAATGGAAGAGAAAGAAAAGAAACCGTGGAGACCGCCAGAAGCGGCACATTTACCCGATCCGATAGCGTATGTCATGCAGGGGTTTGAGGGATTACCGAAAGAACGGCTGGTACCGCCATTACAAACATTTGACAGAGTGATGCAACACTCGGCATTTACCGAAAACCGATGGTGGGAAAATGCAAGACAGATAACGGCAGCATCATCGGCAGAACAGTTGCGGAGAGTGAGCATCGAAAGAGCACGCTACCTCGGAGAACCATGGCCAGATTTCGATGATATACCGGTTGCGAGTATCACAGAGGATTTTTCACAGAAATGTCAAAATGCCACAATCGGATTGTTAAGAGACCAGGTAATAGCATCATGCGCTATTCCGGGAGAAACATTGTTTGGAGACATTTTTAACCAGTTAGGTATTAAGGAGGACAATATGGATAGAAGTTTAGCAGACAAGAAATTTAAGAAAGTAACTATCGAGTGCGAGGACGGCACGACTTACGCCGGAAAGATCAATCATATATGCGGTAGCCCGTATCGTTGGGACAAACTGTGTGTAGAAGCAATGGTTGAGGACAAGCCCATTGGAGCATACGGTATCGAGAAAGTCCTGTTCCAGAATCCGGCAACAATCGTATTTTGGTCTGACGGCACAAAGACGGTTGTAAACTGCATGGATAATGTGGAAATCAAGAAAAAGGTTGTTGATGGCAAGGAAGTAACCATTCGTAAGCCTAAAAAGGCTGATACCTATTCTGAGGAAGCCGGTCTGGCTATGGCTATCGTGAAGAAATGGGCTGGCAACAACGGAAATTACAACAACATCTTCCGTGAGTTCATTCCTGAGATGGCACAGGCTGAAAAAGAGGCAAAGAAAGCTGCCAAGAAAGCTAAAAAGGCACAGAAATCGGAGGAATAACCAATGACGCTGAGGGAATTTGCCAAGGGATATGATGGCAACATTATGCTGAAAGCCTTTGAGAATGAGAAATCAACGGCTCCGACAGCAATTATGATGACTCAGATTACAGATTCTATCAAGGATGAGGTTCTTGACAAGGAAGTATACAGCTACACAATGGTCTGCGCTTCATTGTTTGAACGGTATCTGAGAGTGAATTTTGAAGCTGTGCCGGAGATCCCGGATGAAACGGAGGGAACTGAATGAGAAAGATATTTTTTGACACAGAGTTTACCGGTCTGCATCAGAATACAACGCTCGTAAGTATCGGATTGGTTTCTGATGAGGGCGAAAGGTTTTATGCGGAACTGACCGATTATGATGAGACACAGTGCGATGATTGGATTACCAAGAATGTTCTGGATCATCTGCTCCTGAGTGGCAACACGGAGCTGGAAAAGGAACTGGAAGAGGATGAGCTTACGACAAGAGTGATCGGCAACAGGGACGATGTGAGAACAGAATTGCTTAATTGGCTTGATGGTTTCGGAGATGATATTCAGTTTGTCTCTGATGTGTGCCATTACGATATGGTTTTATTATGCGAGCTGATTGCAGATGGAGCCATGTTGCTGCCGGAGTACATCAATCCGTTTTACCATGATCTCTGCCAAGATATTTCAATGATCCTGGATATTTCAGAAAAGGCAGCTTTTGACATTTCGAGAGAACAGCTCCTTACAGACAGAGGAATTGATTTGCCGAAAGGTCAAAAACACAATGCACTCTACGATGCGGAAGTTATCAAGGCAATCCATGAGGACTTTTTCTCCGTGGGGGGGGGGTAAAACAGGGAGGTAAGAATGGATAAGGGACAAATCTTAATGGATTACCGCTTGGCGAAGAACCATAAGAGACAGATACCCATTCTTGCGGACTTAAATGCGTGCGACACGCAGACGATAGTAGAAATTCTGGAAGAGGGCGGTTACAAGCGTATGTTCAATACGAATGGTGTGGATATTTCCGTGAAGAAAACAGAGATTGAGCAAAAGTATTCTTCCGGGGAATCCATAGCTGCCCTTGCAATGGCGTATCACATTTCAAAGAAACAGATTAAGGTACTTCTCGGAGTAGAAGAGACGGAGGAAAAGGGAACCATGTCTGAGCAGGAAATGATAAAGAAACTCGGAGAACTTACGAGCGAGGTTGAAAAACTGAAAGCAAACAAGAAATCTCTGGAAGAAAGAAATGCGAAAGTAGAAAAAGAGAATGACAATCTGAGGAAACAGATTGAACAGCTTGAAAGTTTCAATGCAGAGCTGGATGCCACAGTCAAGGAACAGACTGAAATGCTGAATGGTGGAAAATTATATGAGGATTATCAGGAAGTTTGCATTAAGAACAGCAAACTCAACGCAACGGTTGATGTTCTGGTAGAGAAAATCAGTATGTTAAAGGCGGTGGGCTGTCATGGATAATGGAATGGAACTCAGAGTGAAAGATTATTGTGCTTTCTGCCCTGATTTTGAAGCTGACGTTGATAAGGTTGATATTACTGTATTGGCGGATTGTACCCAAAGGGCATTAACCACAATCAGATGTGAACACGCCGAAAAGTGCGAAAGAATATATGGGAGAATACAGGAGGGCAGAACCAATGAAACAACGGTGGTACAAAGTAGTGTTTGAAACCATTGAGAGAAAACCAATCCGCAGAACTGTTACCGTATGCAGTACGGACAGTGTTCATGCGTCTGCTCTGGTATATCAGCAGTTCGGCAGGAAGAAAATCAAGGTAAAATCTGCCAAGAAAGTAAAGGAGAACACATGAGGTACAGAAAAAAGCCTGTCGTGATTGAGGCGATTCAATGGACTGGAGAAAACCAGAGGGAAATGTTTGACTTTCTTACCAATGGCGAGAAGAAAGACGAATACATGGAGGCGTTTGGAGAACATTTCCGCATAGACCACGCCGCCGTGAAAGGCGGATTGGTAATCAAAACTTTAGAGGGAAATCATTTGGCTAACATTGGAGATTACATCATTAAAGGTGTTGCCGGAGAATTTTACCCTTGCAAACCGGATATTTTTGAAAAGACTTATGAGGTGGCAGAGTAATGGGAAAACCGATTGATATTTTTGAAAATCAGGAGCAGTTGGAAGAGTGCCTGAGAGAGTGGCAGCATAGGTTATTCCTTGATGGGTGGCTAATACTGGCGCACGTTGAGGATAAAATTATGAATCCTGACGGAGAAGAGGTAATTGATGCCGCCGGATATAACACATTCGTATTTGAATCCAGTCAGGCAAACATCCAGTTACTCAGCGATGAATCTTACAAAGAGAACAATACGCTGTTCAAACATTGCATGGAAAAGGATCTTGTGCATGAACTTTTACATTGCAAGTATGATTGGATGGGAAATCAGGGCGGAACCTATGAGGGTGTGTATCTGGATGCAACCGAACACCAGAAGTTAGAGGAAATGGCAAAGAGTCTTATCATGGCGAAGTATGGTGTCGGTTATGATTACTTCATGTGAGGTGCAATATGACAACAGTGGTGGTCTATAAGACCGATACAAAAGAAATTCTGGCAGCTATTCCGATGGACGGCGGAGATGCCGTCTGCCGGAATGATGTGGAATTTCAGATTTACAACGGAACAGAGCCAATATTCACGGAAACTCCCGGAGGAATCGTATTGGCAGAAAACAAATTTATGATAAAGATGGAGGGCAACAACAATGAAAAATAAAGGAACAGGGATTATTGTCGGCATCGTAGCCGCATTTGTATTACTGATAGCAGGAATTTTTGTAAGTACCAACAACAGAGCGGTTTCGTTGGAGGAACAGGTCTTTACGGCTGACTCTGATATTCAGGCACAGGAGAAACGCAGAACGGATCTTATCTACAATCTGGCAGATTGCGTCAAGGAGTACGATAAGCATGAGGCAGAGACTCTTCTTAATGTCGTGGAAGCAAGAGGAAACAATGGCAGCACCACAGATATTGAGAATGTGACAACTTCCATAGCTGCGGTTGCCGAAGCATACCCGGAATTAAAATCCAATGAGAATTACAAGGAACTGATGAATGAGCTTTCAACCACAGAGAATATGATCCTGCAGTACCGCACTGCCTACAATAACGAGGTAAGAGCATATAAGAAATATGTGCGTAAATTCCCTTATAAGCAGATCTTGGGAATTATGGGATATGAGGTTATCAATTACAACTACCTGGAATACAGCGAAGAGGACAGACAGCCGGTAAGCAATCTGTTTGGAGAATAAGCCTATGAGGAAAGGGAGTAAGATAATCTACTCCGGCAACGGTTGGGATATGACGGTGCGTGAACTGATGTTTAGCATCGTCATTATCCTTATCATGCTTATGGGTGGTTTTTTCATTAGTGAAAAGATAGCTTCACACAATGACGAACAGAATCAGGAATACTATCAAGCCATGCAGATTGATGGAAATGCAGAACTGTTTCAGTATGGTATGCGAACTGATGCGGGAAATGCGTTTGTGAAAGGAAATCTGGTGGCAGTAGACCCTGTTACAGATCCGGGCATAGGTGGAGTACCAACTGCCTACATAAAGGTTGAGGAACAACACTACAACCGACATACGAGACAGGTGGCACATACACGGACGGTAAATGGGAAAACGCAGACTTATTACACCACGGAGGTATATTATTCGTGGGATTACTACGATAGTTGGGAAAGCCATAGTCAAACGGTGTCATTCCTTGGTGTGGAGTTTCCGTATGGGAAAATCCAGATGCCGGGGTCTTACCTGTATGACACAATTAAGCAATCGTCCCATGTGAGGTATTTGTACTATGTTATCAACACGGAATACAGCGGAGTTATCTATGCCAATCTCAAAGATAATACCATAGAGGACGGAACACCGTTCATTCAGGCAGATACGATAGATGAAGCGGTGGACTATATGGTTTCAAACGGAACTGCCGGGTTGGTAATTTTCTGGGTTGTATGGGTAATTCTGATTGGAGCTGCTGTGTTCGGGTTCTGCTATTTTGATAATAAGTGGTTGGAGGATTAGAGATGTATATTGTAGACCAGGATCGTAGCAACGTAGTGAACATCGGCAATATCAAAAGCATTGCACTCAACGGAAAAAGAATTACTGCCGATGATTACACACTTGCAGCTTACGACACAGAACAGAGAGGGAAAGAAGTATTTGAACAGTTACTCGGAAACGCTTTTCCTCCTGATATGATAGTGGCTAAGAATTGTAACATATCTGAGGATGCCGTAAAGGACCTAGCAATGGATCATAGCATTATTATGGTTCGTGGCAACGGACAGGCGGATGTTACAGCGTATAGCTGCGGAGTTTATTATATGCCGGAGGAATAAAAGAATGGTAGATGTTATTTTAGCAATCATTTGGATTGCGATATTGGTGCTTTACATTGTTGTTGGTTGGAAAGATGCAAAGTCCAACAATGAAGTGAAGAAAGAAATTACACAGATGAATGAGCTGCTGTTGGAACAGAACTCTCAGCTCAAAGAACAGAATAAACATCTCAATATGGTTATTCTGAGCGTTTGCAGTAAGAGTGTGAGAGATCGAAAAAATGCGGAGGGAGGAAAAGATGCACAGACAGAGACGGGCGGCAAACAGACCACATTGGAGAAAGAGACCGGAACGGAGAACACGACCACAGCCGCAGATAGAAGAACCTCTGTTTCAAGTGAGGTATGATGAAAGACCGATAGAAAGATATGCCGAGTGCATGGAGATGGATATATTCAATGCAGGACGCGATGGCGCAACAGAATATGTTCATAAAAAATTAGCGAGCGGAATAGGGTTAAAACTTGCCGACGAGGGTTTTATCAAATTTGAAACAAACGAAAATCCGGCGCGCCGTGGCATTACAATCCGTGCGTCAGTGAATGTGGTAAAACCTTAAATATTACAGAGCCGTGTAGAGCCGTGAGAAAGGATGAATTTTCATGGCTCAACACGAACTATCGAATAAAGAGATTATCGTAAGGCTTCTGAAAAGCAATCTGAGTGACTATGACAATCTTCTGTCCTTACTCGGAATGGCAAATGAGGTTATCCGGGAAGATAAAGAACTTTCACGGAAATTAGCGAATAAGGTCAGATTCCTTGCCCTGAGACTATGTGCGACAGGAGATATTAAATACTACGATTTGTACAATAAGGCTCTTTTGTTCTTGGCACAGGAACATAAGGATTTTGACTCTTATCTGCTTTATGTGGAAAAAAATAGAGATCCAGAGGACAGATACTATCAGCCACGAAGAAATAAGATTTATTGGCTTGTACAGAAGATGCAGAGGCTTATTGATGATGAGTTGGATATTCTATCAATATCAATGCCTCCTGGCACCGGCAAGACCACACTGGGAGAGTTTTTTATATCGTTTGTAATGGGGCATTACCCAAACACACCAAACCTTATGTCCTCCCATTCTGGATTTATGACGAGAATGTTCTATGATGCTGTTCTCAACATAATTACCAGTAATGAATATTGTTGGAGCGATGTGTTCCCGGACATTGTATTTGAGGGAAACAACGCAAAAGAAGAGACAATAAACCTTGGAAGATGGCAGCCGTTTAAGACACTGACCTGCAGACCGATCAGAGGCTCCCTTACCGGTGTTACCCGTTGTGAGGGATTTCTGTATGTGGATGATTTGGTTTCCGGTATCGAAGAGGCTTTGTCTATTGATCGTCTGGATAAGCTGTACGGAGAGTACACCACAGACCTTAAATCTCGTAAAAAGAAGAAAGCAAAAGAGATCCACATTGCAACCCGGTGGAGCGTGCATGATGTTATTGGCCGGCTTGAAAGAATGTATGAGGGAAATCCGAGGGCAGAGTTCATTGCTGTTCCAGACATTGATCCTCAGACCGGAAAAAGCAATTTTGATTACGATTACGATGTTGGATTTGATGAGAAATACTTCCACGATATGGAAATGTCGATGGATGATGTATCATATCGCTGCCTGTACAAGAGCGATCCGATTGAGAGAGAGGGTATTCTGTATCATCCAACAGAATTACAGAGATATATCGGAGGACTGCCGGACAGAGAACCGGATTCTATATTGGCAATCTGCGATACCAAAGACACCGGTACAGACTACAACTTCCTCGGAGTTTTCTATCAGTACGGAGACAGATACTATCTGGAAG